ACTCCCAACTCAGAGTTTGAGTTTATTATAGAAGGCGAACGCCTTTATTGTATGAAATCTAATGATATAGCCGTAACGCATGAATACGAAGGAAACGAAAAAGAAAATAATCCAAGCTGGGCAGAAAGCAATTGAAGAATTAATTAAGGTAGCAAAAGAAAAGATTGTAGACTCAGATGATGACGTTTCAGCTGACAGACTTAAGAATGCTGCTGCTACTAAAAAGCTAGCTATAATGGATGCTTTTGAAATACTTACTAAAATCCAAGAAGAAGAGGAAATGCTAAGTGAAAAACCTAAAGATAAAAAAGAAGAAAGATCTTTTAGGGGATTTGCAGAAGGGCGTAGCAAATGAGTTACGAACAAACATTAGTAAAAGAAATAAAGGATGTTGTTAATCCTTCAATACTAAAAAAAGAAAATAGATATAAGCGTTGGGAGTATGGATACAACGTTGAGTATGACTTTGTAGTAATTAGTAAAACTGGACAAATTGGACAGATCATTGAAATTCAAAACTTACGCATTGCTTTACCAGCAATCGATGAACCGTTTAAACGAAGCGAAACTAAAGAGGAGCAGTATTGGAAACAACACGAATACCCAAAAGAATTAAAAAGAATTAAAAGCAGATTTGATTGGGATGAATATCCTTCAGATTTTAAAGAAGAATGGTACGATTATATAGATGAAGAATTTAAACGTAGATCAAACGGTTACTGGTTTTATAATAACGGTATGCCTACTTACATCACTGGTACTCATTACATGTATTTACAGTGGTCAAAAATCGATGTCGGAGCACCCGATTATAGAGAAGCAAATAGACTCTTCTTCATATTTTGGGAAGCGTGCAAGGCCGACAGCAGATGTTATGGAATGTGTTATCTTAAAAACAGACGGTCTGGTTTCTCCTTTATGTCATCAGCAGAGCTTGTTAACCAGGCAACTATATCTTCAGATGCCAGATTCGGTATCTTATCAAAATCTGGAGCAGATGCTAAAAAAATGTTCACAGATAAAGTTGTACCAATATCCGTTAACTATCCGTTTTTTTTCAAGCCAATCCAAGACGGTATGGATCGTCCAAAAACCGAACTGGCGTATAGGGTTCCAGCTTCGAAACTTACTAGACGTAAATTAGATGATAACGTTAAGTTAAAAGAATTACAAGGTCTTGATACAACTATAGACTGGAAAAACACAGGTGACAACTCTTATGATGGTGAAAAGTTAAAAATATTAGCGCATGATGAAAGTGGTAAGTGGGAAAGACCTGATAATATATTAAACAACTGGAGAGTTACAAAAACTACATTAAGACTAGGTCGTAGGATCGTAGGCAAGTGTATGATGGGCTCAACTTCAAACGCATTAGACAAAGGTGGAGACAACTTTAAAAAACTATACTACTCTTCAGATGTTGCAAAAAGAAATAGAAACGGACAAACAGCTTCTGGCCTCTATTCTCTTTTCATCCCTATGGAATGGAACTACGAAGGATTCATGGATACTTTTGGATTACCTGTATTCACTACGCCAAAAGATAAAGTCATCGGAATTGACAATATCCCAATTGACACAGGAGTCATTGAACACTGGGAGAACGAAGTAGACGGACTAAAAGAAGATCAAGACAGTTTAAACGAATATTATAGACAATTTCCAAGAACAGAAGCCCACGCCTTTAGAGACGAAGCTAAACAAAGTCTTTTTAATTTAACAAAAATATATCAGCAAATAGATTACAACGAAGAGTTTAATAATTTAGCCGCTGTAACCATTGGTAGTTTTGCTTGGGAAAATGGAATTAAAGATACTAAAGTTTTGTTTTTTCCAAATAACTCTGGTAGGTTTAAAATAACTTGGATACCAGAGTTAAATTTACAAAACAATGTGATAAATAAAAATGGTTCATATCACCCAGGAAACGAACATATTGGAGCACTTGGATGTGATAGTTACGACATTAGTGGTACTGTTGATGGTAAAGGTTCTAATGGAGCATTACATGGATTAACTAAGTTTAGTATGGAAGATGTTCCACCAAACCATTTCTTCTTAGAATATATATCTAGGCCAGAAACTGCTGAAACTTTTTTTGAAGATGTTTTGATGGCTTGTGTATTTTATGGAATGCCAATATTAGTAGAAAATAATAAACCTAGATTATTATATTATTTTAAACGCAGAGGTTATAGGGGTTTTAGTATTAATAGACCAGATAAAGTTTGGAACAAATTATCAACAACTGAGAAAGAAATAGGTGGTATACCAAATTCTAGTGAAGATATTAAACAAGCTCATGCTGCTGCTATAGAGTCTTATATAGAAAACCACGTAGGTCTAAAAGAAGAAGATTGTGGTAATATGTATTTTCAAAAAACATTAGAAGATTGGGCTAAATTTAATATAAGCAATAGAACTAAATATGATGCTACTATAAGTTCTGGTCTAGCTATAATGGCTTGTAACAAAAACAAATATAGACCTGTTTCTATGACAAAAAATAATAAAATTAGCATAGGTATGAAAAAATACAATAATGAAGGATCAATTTCACAAATAATATAATAGATGATTTATACTAATAATTATAGTTCATTTCCTGATCAAATAGTTTCTCAAGAGATAAAAGATAGTTTAGACTATGGTTTACAAGTTGGTAGAGCTATAGAAGGAGAATGGTTTAGAAACACGAGAGGTACAGGATATAGATATGCTACTAACTTTCAAAACTATCATAGACTTAGGCTTTATGCTAGAGGTGAACAACCTATACAAAAGTATAAAGATGAGTTAGCTATAGACGGTGATCTTTCTTATTTAAACTTAGATTGGCAACCTATACCTGTAATAGCTAAATTCGTTGACATCGTAGTTAATGGTATATCAGCTAGAAATTATGATATAAATGCTTATGCTCAAGATCCTACATCTACTCAAAAAAGAACTAAATACGCTGAAAAATTAGATAGAGACTTAAAACAAAAAGAATTATTAGCTAATATATTACAGCAAACAGGTAAAGATTTTAAGTCTAAAGAATCTTCAGAACTAGATATAAGAAACGAACAAGATTTAAAGTTACACTTACAGTTAGATTATAAACAAGCTATTGAGATAGCTGAGGAAGAATTAATAAACACGACACTAGACGAAAATAAATACGAGTTAATAAATAGAAGAATAAACTATGATTTAACCGTGTTAGGTATAGGAGCATCAAAAACTACTTGGAACAAAGCAGAAGGTATTAAAATAGATTATGTAGATCCAGCTAATTTGGTTTACTCATATACAGAAGACCCAAACTTTGAAGATCTTTATTACGTTGGTGAAGTTAAACCAGTTGCTTTATCAGAGCTAAAAACGGAGTTTCCTAATCTTAGTAAAGACGAACTTGAACAAATACAAATGTATCATGGTAACTCTGAGTATTTAAGAGGTTGGAATGGTAGAAACGATGATCAAACATGTCAAGTATTATACTTCGAATATAAGACTTTCATTGATCAAGTGTTTAAAATCAAAAAGACTAAAACAGGTTTAGAAAAAGCAGTTCAAAAATCAGGAGATTTTAATCCACCTGAAAATGATACGTTTAAAAAAGTTTATAGATCTATAGAGGTTATATACTCAGGGGCAAAAATTTTAGGGCATCCACTAATGCTTGAGTGGAACATGGCTGAGAATATGACAAGGCCAATGTCAGATACGACAAAAGTATACATGAACTATGCTATATGTGCTCCTAGAATGTACAAGGGTAGAATAGAATCATTAGTTGGTAGAATAACAGGTTTTGCTGACATGATACAGTTAACACATCTTAAAATACAACAAGTGTTATCTAGAGTCGTTCCAGATGGGGTATACTTAGATGTCGATGGATTAGCCGAGGTTGATCTTGGCAATGGAACCAATTACAATCCTAGAGAAGCTTTGAATATGTATTTTCAAACAGGTTCTATTGTAGGTAGATCACTAACTCAGGATGGTGATATAAACCATGCAAAAGTTCCAATACAAGAACTACAATCCTCTAGTGGTCAACAAAAAATGGGATCTTTAATAAATACTTATCAGTATTATTTACAGATGATTAGAGATGTAACAGGTTTAAATGAAGCAAGAGATGGTTCAGTGCCTGATAAGCAAGCGCTTGTAGGTTTACAAAAGTTAGCAGCTTATAATTCTAATGTAGCCACAAAACATATTTTACAAGCAAGTTTATACCTTACGTTAAGAATGTGTGAAAATGTAGCTAGAAGAATAGGTGATAGTTTAGCTTTTCCTCTAACTAGGCAAAGTTTAGAAAATACTATATCTGTTTTTAATGTTAAGACTTTAGAAGAGTTAAAAGAAATGGAACTTCATGATTTTGGTGTGTTTTTAGAATTAGAACCAGACGAAGAAGAAAAAGCTATGTTAGAGCAAAACATACAAGTTGCTTTAGGTCAACAACAAATATACTTAGAAGACGCTATAGATATAAGAGAAGTAAAAAACTTAAAGTTAGCAAACCAAGTATTGAAACAAAGACGTATAAGAAAGCAAGAAAAAGATCAACAAATGCAACAGCAAAATATTCAAGCTCAGTCTCAAGCCAACAGTAAACAAGCTCAAGAATCTATACAGGCAGAAATGCAGAAACAACAAGCGTTAGCTGAAACGTCTATACAAATAGAACAAGCTAAGTCACAGTTTGAGCAACAAAGAATGCAAGCTGAATTACAAATTAAACAGCAATTAGCTCAACAAAAGTTTGAGTTTGACATGCAACTTAAGCAAGCTGACATTGGAAAAGGAACAACTAAAGAAAAAGAAATAGAAGATAGAAAAGATCAAAGAACTAAAATGCAAGCAACACAACAAAGTCAACTTATAGGACAAAGGCAAAATGCTACACCTCCTATGGATTTTGAAAACAATAATAACCTACAAGAAGGCGTTGCTCCTCCGATGGTTTAATTATTAATTATTATATTATATTATGTCAGAATTAAAAGAAGAAAAAGAAACAAAAGAACCTTTGAAGGTCAAAGCAAAAAAACCTACAAATCTTGGTAAGAGAGAAAACGACCAAGTATTTAAAATTAAAATAAACGATAAAAAAGAAGAAGATGCCAATGACGGAAAAACAAGCGGCGTATCTGAAGATAAACAAGCCGGAAGTGTACAAGCAGATGAGTTACGCAAAGAAGAAGGGAAATCTAGTGAATCCCCTATTAAAGAAGTACTGCAAGAAGAAAAAGTAGAAGAAAACCTTGAAGATCATGTTCCTGAAAAAGATTACCCTATAGGTAAAACAGAACTACCTGAAAATGTAGAAAAACTAGTTTCTTTCATGAAGGAGACCGGTGGTAATATGGAAGATTATATAAGGTTAAATGCTGATTATTCCACGTTGGATAACGCATCTTTATTAAAAGAATATTATAGCAAAACAAAACCCCATTTAGACAAAGAGGAAATTAATTTTTTAATTAGTGACAGCTTTGATTGGGACGAAGATTTAGCTGAAGATCGCGAAAAGAAAAAGAAAACTTTAGCGATGAAAGAAGAAATTGCAAAAGCTAGAGGCTTTTTAGAGGAAACAAAGAGTAAGTATTACGACGAGATCAAGTTGAGACCGGGCGTTACTCAAGACCAACAAAAAGCTATGGACTTTTTCAATAGATATAACAAAGAACAAGAAATAGCTCAACAACAACATGAGGATTTTGTAAACAGAACAAAAGATTATCTTAACGAAGACTTCGAAGGTTTCGATATCAGTGTAGGCGATAAATCTTTTAAATATGGTGTATCAAATCCTAATAATGTTGCTGAGAAGCAATCTAACTTAAATACCTTTATAGGGAAGTTCCTGGATAAAGACGGTAATGTTAAGGATCACAAAGCTTATCACAAGGCTATATATGCAGCGAGAAACGTTGATACAATAGCTGAACATTTTTACGAACAAGGCAAGGCTGACGCTATTAAAAATATTACAGCTAAGTCTAACAATGTAAGTGGAAGTGCAAGGCCAACTCAAGGTAATGGAGAAATCTTTATTAATGGGTTAAAAGTAAAAGCGGTTAACGGTGTAGATAGTTCTAAGTTAAAAATAAAAACTAAAAACAAAAACTAAAAACTAAAAATTATGAGTTTTAATGTAAGCGGGAGTTTTCCTGCAAGTTTAGTTCCTGCTCAACAGCAAATGACATTATCGTCGAATTACCTCGACTTTACTGGAGCTGCTGGAGGGAACTTCGCACAACAATATCTTCCTGAGCTTTATGAAGCTGAGGTTGAAAGATACGGAAACCGAACTATTGGTGGTTTCTTGAGAATGGTAGGCGCTGAAATGCCTATGACATCTGATCAAGTAGTATGGTCTGAACAAAACAGATTACACATTGCATACCAAAAAGCAGAGATTAATAACGCTGCTGCTGGTAATGTTGATGCAAATATTGTTCTTAACCTAACCGCTGCTTCATCTGCAGGTGTAACTGTAACTGATGGTGCTATTAGAGAAGGTCAAACTATTTTGATTGCTGACAACGCTACTGGACTTATCGTTCAAAAAGCATTAGTACAAAATGTTACTGCTTCTGGTGCTGCTGGTTTAACTAATGATAAATTAGATATCAAATTTTACGGTGGTGAAACAACTGCTCCTGCATCTACTAATGGTGTAGTAAATGGTGTAAATCTATTCGTTTATGGTTCTGATTTTGGAAAAGGTGCTATAGGAATGCAAGGTTCAGTTGAGCCATCATTCACTCAGTTTTCTAACTCTCCAATTATTCTTAAAGATAGCTTTGAAATCAATGGTTCTGACACTGCTCAGATCGGTTGGGTTGAAGTTTCTACAGAAGATGGACAAGATGGATACTTATGGTACTTAAAGTCTGAGTCTGAAACAAGACTAAGATTTGAAGATCAATTAGAGATGGCAATGGTTGAAGGTGAATTTATGGATCCTGCTAACCCTTACAATGCTGCTAACAAAACTTTTGATTTTGGTGGACCTGCAAACGCTGCAATGGCTACAAGAATTAAAGGTACTGAAGGTTTATTTGCTGCTATCGAAGACAGAGGTAATGTATATTCTGGTTTTGCTGGAGCTGCTGCTCCTGGTTCAGGTGCTTTAGGTGATTTCGATGAAATCCTTAAAAATCTAGACAAGCAGGGTGCTATTGAAGAAAACATGCTTTTCTTATCTAGACAAACTGCTCTTGACTTTGATGACATGATTGCTGCTATGAATGGATCTTATGCATCTACTCAAGCCGCTTCTTACGGTCTATTTGAAAATGACGGTGATATGGCATTAAACTTTGGATTTTCTGGTTTCAGAAGAGGTTCTTATGACTTCTACAAAACTGATTGGAAATATCTAAATGATGCTTCTACA